GCCCCGTATTGTTTCTGGCGCGTGCTAATGACCGCGCAGGAGATCAAGAACAAGGTGGCGACTGAGGGCTGGGATGCGGAGTGGGCGGAGAAGATCATTGAGATGCAGGTGACTTCCGTGGATATGAACGATCCCCGGACCAACACCTCCTACACCCGCATTGCTCAGGAACAGACGACTGAGCTGTACGAGGTCATCTACTGCTATCAGCGGCTGGTTTCCGAGGAAGACAAGTCCGAGGGCATCTATTGCACCGTCTTCCACAACAACTACTACGGAACCTCCGAGGAACCGAAGTATGCGAAGCACGAGCTTCTGAACGGGTACGACGACTATCCCTTTGTCGTGACCAAGCTGGGTGAAGACAACAAGCGCCTCTACGAGCTGGCTACGGTGCCGGAGCAACTGCGCGGCATCCAATGGCAGGTGAAGGTGGAGCGCGACAGCCGCATCGACCGGAACAGCTACGCCACCCTGCCTGCCATTATGTATCCGGCGGGCACCCCTGCCCCTGAGTGGGGGCCGGGCGTTAAGGTGGCCTATCGCCGTATGGGCGAGATTCAGTTCGGTCCTACCCCTGCCTACAACCCCGGCAGCGTGGAGATGGAGCGCACGCAGATCGAGCAAGCCGACCGTCTGATGGGTCTGGACCACCAGAACCCGATGTCCCGCATCCGGCAGCAATACTTCGTGGATAAATTTCTCACTCACGTGAGAGACGTGCTGCGGATGACCTACAAGTGCTACCAGCGGTTTGGCCCTGAGCAGGTGTTCTTCCGTGTCACTGGGAACCCTGATCCGGTGCGCTTTGGTCGCGGCGATCCGAATGAGAACTTCGACATCAACATCAACTTCGATGTCCTGACGACCGATCCTGAGACCCTTGAGGCCCAGCTCAATCAGTTCGTCAGCCTCATCCAGTTCGACCGCAATGGTCGTATCAACATCGACCGGATGCTGGAAGTGATGGCTGCGGCGGTCAACCCCCTGCTAGCAGACAGCGTGCTTCAGCCCGCGCAAGAGGCTCAACAGCAGATCGTTAAACAGGTCACGGATGACCTGTCTAAGATTTATGCTGGCATCGAGACCGGAGCCCGTCCGAACGGGGCTCAGGTCGCAATGCAGGTCATACAGCAGTATGTGCAGCAGCCCGACGTTTCCCAGCGGATGCAGTCCGACGAGGCGTTTCAGGCTCGCTTGCAGAAGTATGTGCAGCAGTATCAGTTCCAGATGCAGCAGGCTCAGAACGCCCAGATTGGGCGGATTGGTACGCAGCCTGCGCAAATGGGCGAAGTCCAGACTCAGGGTCTGAATGCAACCGCGTAAAGCGGTCTTCTAACTCTTCATAGCGCGAGTTGTAGAGGATGTCATCCACGGCAAGGATGCGTCCGCTAATCTGCTGGAGGGATTCCGTCTTCACGTCGTGAAGCTGGCGAATCCAGTATTCCCGCGCTGCCTTGACGTCCCGAAGGAAGGCAAGGAAGTCGAGGCTGTTGTGTAGTCTTTCTAGGGCTTTAGGGTCCATAAAATTCACCCAAGCGGGGCTCCAACCCGCATCTTCGCTTAATCCCCGAGGTGGCCGTCCCCGCGTGTGGGCGGGGCCTCGGTAGAACGTCAGCGTCCTAACCAGCGATGTGCTGTGCTTTGCACCATTGGGTGAGGCGATAGACTCAAAAATGTCATAAGGTGTCAAGCACCAACGTAGATGTGCTAGCATTTGGGCCTTCGCATCCGCCGGGGCGCAAATACGGCGAACACAATCCTATGTCAGAAGTCGTAACGTCCGACGCGGCAGACGCTAAACCCGCCGTGGAAAACAAGCCAATGACGGATCAGGATTTCCTGTCCTCCCGAATTGCCAAGCGTACCAAGGTGAAAGCCGAGGAAACGCCTGAAGCGGCTCCAAAGGAAACGGAACCAAAAGCCGAGGCTCCCTCCAAGGAGGGCGATACTCAGCCGAAGGAACCAGCTTCCAAGGAGGTTCTTTCAAAAGACATTGATGAGCTAACGGATGAGGAGATTTCCGAGCTTGCCCAAAAGGGTAAGAGCGGACTGCTCAAGCGCATCGCTGAACTGACTGCCAAGCGCAAGCTGGCTGAGGAGAAGGCGGCGGCTCTTGAGTCTGCTATCGCTCAGGCGAAGCAGCAAATCCCCGAGCCCAAGGTAGAGAACAATCCTTACGCCAACGTAAAGGATCTCAGCGAACTCCAAGGCAAGCGCAAGGAGGTCGATGAGGTCATTGAGTGGGCCGAGGAGGTTCTGTTCCGCGCTGAAGACCTTTCTGCAACTGACGTTGCGGCGACGGTGGACGGCAAGGAATACACCAAGGCGGACATCCGTGATTCCCTCCGCAAAGCCCGCAAGGCCCGCGATAAGTTCATTCCCGCGCAGTTCAGCGAATTGCAAGCGAATGAACAGCGGAAACAGCTTGAAGGCAGCTTCAAGCAGCAGGCCCGGAAGGAACTAAGCTGGCTCGATGGCGAGGACAACGATACCCGCAAGCGTTTTGAGGCGATGGTCAATGACCCTCGTCTGATGCGCGTGAAGGAAGCTGTCCCCGAGATCGCGCCGCAGATTGAGTACCTCATCGCTCACGCAGCCAACTCTATGTATGGCCGCCGAGTGGTCGAGCCGACGACTTCCAAGTCCCCGGCACTCAATCCTCCATCAAATCCCTCGACCAATGCATCCGTCTCTGAACGGGTGGATAGTCGGGTGGAAAAGTCTCTGAAGGAAGTGGAAGCCCGCTTTAAACAAACAGGAAGCAGCAACGACTTCATCGCCCTCCGTGCAGCTCAAATCTCTAAACGTAAAACCTAATTAGTTATGTCGTTCTCGAATACCTACGATACCACCTCGCCCGGCAGCGCGGCCCTTAACCGCGAAGACTTGCAGGACGCTATGTCGATGCTCGCCCCGTCTGAGACTCCCGCTCTCAGCTCGGCGGACAAGTTCAAGTGCAATGGCACCTTCGTTGAGTGGGGCGTGGACAAGCTGTCCACCCCGTCCTCGACGGCGGTCTCCGAAGGCGCTGACGTTACTGACTTCGACGACAAGTTCGAGTCGGTTGCCCGCCTTGGTAACTACGTCCAGAAGCTCCGCCGGTCCTACCGCGTGTCGGACCTCCAGCAGGCCGTCTCCTCGGTTGGCCCGCAGGACATCGCCCGTGCGGAACTCAAGGCCGTCAAGGAACTGAAGCGTGACGTGGAGAAGACCCTCCTCGGCACTCAGGACCGTGCGGCTGAGAACGGTGGCGGCGTCGCTTACACGATGCGCGGCCTCGGTGACTGGATTGACTCGGCTGGTCCGGCGGATGTCCCTGCGGACTACCGCACCCCGGCTGGTTCCATCCACGCCTCCGGCACCTTCAGCGAGACCGTTCTGAACAACCTGATCACCTCGATCTATCGGGTGTCCGGTGTGACGAACAGCCTCACCCTGCTGGCTGACACGGCTCTCCGCCGGGTCATCAGCGACTTCGCCCGCGCTGACAGCTCGACCGGCCCGATCCGTACCTTCAACAGCAATTCGGCCTCTGGCCTGATCAAGCTGTCCGTTGGTCAGTATCAGTCCGATCACGGCATCGTCACCATCGTGGATATGAACCCGGACTGCGCGCCGGACACCACGAACAAGGACACCGGCTACCTGATCAACCCCGAGTATTACGCGGTTGGCGAGCTGATCCCCCTCGGGAGCACCCGCCTGCCGAACCTCGGTGGTGGTGAGCGTGGCTATGTGGACTGGACCGGCACCCTCAAGGTTGCCCACCCCGGTGCGCACGGCAAGATCACCGTCCTGAGCTAACCCTAAACCAAGGAGACTACTACAATGGCTAAAGTTGCTATCAACGAACTGGGCGGTTTCACGGACGTTGTTCGTCTGGACTACAATGATCTGAAGGCTATCGGCAACGGTGGCAGTCTGGTCATCGCCAAGATGCCCGCCCACTCGGCGGTGGAGTTGGCGGCGGTCGCTAACACGGTTGACATCGCGGGCTCCAGCTCGCTGGTGATCGACGTTGGCACCACCTCCGCTGACCCGGACGAGTTCATCGACGCCCTCGATGTGGACGCGATGACGGTTCCCGTGTTCAACACGGGCGACCAGTTCACCTCCGGCGGCAGCAAGGCGGTCAAGGCCGTCTCGTCTGAGACCGAGGTGCTCGTCAAGGTTACGGACGCCGCGATTGCTTCCCTGACGGCTGGCGAGATCGTTATCGCCCTCCGCATCATCGAGCTGGCGAAGTTCGCCTAAGACCATCCTAGGCTGTTACAATGGGGCTCCTCCACACGGGGGAGCCCTTTTTTATGCAAATCATCACCGCGCTGCCCGGAGAAGGGGCTGTGAAGGATGCCCTAATCCGCGAGATTCGGACTGGGTTTGAGCTGATTAAGGCTAACGAAAAGAAGGAAGAGATTATGGCCGCGCACGAGGCGAGCCGGTGGAAGGGGCATAAGACCATTCCGGGCTTGGGTAAGGCGGTGGCTTTCTATCCGGCGGATGAGTATTATCGGTTGATCACGAAGTACGGTCGCAAGGAGATCAACAGCAAGGAGTTCATTCGCTACCATCAGAAGAAGTTCCCGCATCTCTGCCCTAATAAGGTGTAATGCAAACCGACACTTACAGCAATCTTCTAGCGTTGGTGAGGGGCCTTAGCGGCAACACCGCGCTTACCACCCAAGAGGAAACGCTCATTGGGAGCTTCATTAACCGGCGCATCTACAATGCCTACCGGCGGTCCTCCTATTGGCCCCGTTATATGGTCTTGGGGGAGGCTCGTGCGGCTAGTTCCAACGTCATTCCGTTCGATCAGGTGACGCTGAACTCGATTGATACCTTCCTTCGGGTGTATGACCAGCAGCCCTATCTGACGAATAGCGTGGATGAGTTTGAGTTCGTGGTGACGTATGATGGGGCGCGGGTCTTGGCTAATACGGACAGCCTGACGACCTTCTACGTGGACTACAAGAAGCGGTGGGAGGGGGATTACAACAACACCACCAACCAGAATGTTCCGCTTGAGTTCTTCCATTACGGGGCTCACGCTGCCTTTGCGGACTTCCTCCGCTATGATGGTCAGAACGACAAGGCGCAGGCTGAGGAGGCTTACGCCGAGTCCCTTCTTGTGCTAGAATTGGAAAACGCAATGAATCAACGGAACGCCAACCGTGTGGCGTCCCGGTTCCGCAGTCACGCAACCTCTCAAGCCCGCTTCTAAGTTATGGCAAACTCCCGCATCGTCAACACCCCGTCTCAGGCCATCCCGCAGAACGGGGCCACGCACAAGCAGAACACGATTAGTTCGACTGCTGAGGACATCATTGATTTCACCCTCCAAGCTGACACGACGCACGTGTTTGTGCAGTTTACGGGGGCCAATGCTCGCGTGACCTTGGACGGTTCGACGAGCCCGACGACGAGTCT